CCTAAACTAAGCGAATTATCCCATTGATTTATATCATTTGATCCCCAAGGTACAGTTTGCTGTATAATTTGTCCACTACTATCTATACCAACATAAGTTATTTTAGCTGAACCTGAATATGTTATTGGTTGAGCATTGTAGTCAGGCCAAGTAATATATTGTACTGTAGGGAATGGTTCACTACCGGTAGAGGCATTCATTGTTACAAGTAAACCACTACCTGATGTTATTTTAAATGTTGTTGAACCTGGTGTTGATGATATTACACCACCACGTAATAGACCTGTGTATAATGAGCCACCTTCTAACCAGCGTAGACGAGATGTATTACTATATCCATTACCGTTTTGAGTAAAGTATAAATCATTTGTTGAACCTGATACATAGACATATGATGCTGATGGTGCTGTGTCAATATTTGTACTTACGGGATCAAATCTGTGATATCCCGTTTGTCTTATATCACCATATATCTGTACCGATGCTGTTGGTGAACCTGGAGTACTTGAGCCTGATATTATAATGCTGCCTGATAATGTTGTGTTACCTTGTAGTGTATTATTGCCTACTTGTAGAGTTGAACCTGTTATATTAAATGATCCGGTTATTTGAACAGTTTGGCGTAATGGGTTAACATACGATGCTGTTAAAGCATACGAAGCACTAGTTACAGTACCCGCAAAATAAGATGCTGTTAATGCACGTGAAGCGCTTATAGCATATGATGCACTAGTTACAGTTCCTGTGAGGTAAGAAGCTGTTAATGCATATGAAGCGCTTATTGCTACACTTGAAGTAACATAACCCGCATCATTTGTAAATTGAGAGATATTACTTCCAGAGACAGAAAAATCCTTAAATTTGGAGTTTTGCCAAAGGTAATTATATTTTTTATCTGAAGTAAAATCAGCCATGAATTATTTTCCTTGAGCAGTATAAGTTTTAACGTAGTTTTTACTATTTTTATTTTTGCTCTGTTTAGTTTTAGCGTGAATTCCTTTACGTTTTACTCTTGGTTTTGTTCTAAACGAATTTGTTGATGACGTTTTTACCTTTGTTGCCATTATAGATTATTTAAATTATTAACTGTTTCTGTTGTGATTATAACCTGCGCTTTACTGTTGTATTTTTTAATAGCTGTTAATTCTTTTTGTATTGTGTCCGGGATAATATATCCTGAAAGTTTAAGGGTAAATGTTCCTTTTACAATTCTATTTGAAGAATCTGAAACTTCTATTGCTGTTGAGTATGAATCAATTGTTGTTTTAAATTTAAAACGCTCAGGATCACCCCAATATGAATCTGAAGCATAGTTAACCGCTTCAATAATTTTATTTAATTGTTCGTTGTAATATGTTTGAATAGCACAACTATAAGTTAATGTAACGTAATCCGGTACTACATTGACGATAAATTGTTCTACAGGGATACGATTCGTTAATACACTAAAGTTTGAATATGAATTTTTATCATTATATACCTTTTTCCACGAAGTATATAAATGGGGTGAATTTGCATCCAATTTATTAGTTAAAGAACGGTTTTTATCTATTGTATCTCGCTTAAACATAATTAAAGGAGACATAATAGCACCATTTTTATCCTTATAGTATCCATCTCTTTGTACAGATTTCCATCTCTCAGGGGTGCCATATATAATAGGAACCGCTAATCTATTTCCATTTTGTATTACTGTTGGACGAATAACGTTTTGAAAGTAATACATTATTGACTCATCAATATCTGTTAAACCTACTGTAAATTGTTTATAAGTATCGTCCTTAAAGGACATTTGTTCAGAGCGATTAAAATCAATACCGCTTTGATCACCCGCTGTAAATTGGTCAAAGTTAGAGGGTATATTAGGATTACCTAAAGATTCTCCACTTTCCGGAAAAACATATGGGTCTACCAGACCATTTGAAATCTCTTTTTGAGATTTTGGGTTTGGTTTTCTAGTTCTAGGCATATCTTATATCCTTTCTTTAGTAATTTGAACTCTATCTGCAGGTACGTAATGAGCTACACACATAATGGATAAGTTTGTACCATAGTTTTCTAATCCTGGGTTTAATGGATTTTCATTATATGGGTAGTCTGGGTCTTTTCCAACAAATAATTGATTAGCATTTGTATTTTCTACTTCCCAGTATCCTTCATACCACATAATAATGTCTCCTACGTCAGGAACAAGTTGAGCATCCACTAAATCATCTCTAAAGAATTTAAATGTCATTGGACGATCATAATCTACACCAAAATCTCCAGTAGGGGAAGTATTATCACCTCTATCAACTAACATATTCAAAATAACAGGTTCTCCATAGTACTTAGCACCCGCTGCTTCACCATATATGTTAACTTTTGTATCTGCTGTTTTAAATTGATAATAGACACATTGTTGGGTAATAATATCCCATAACAACTCTCTATTGAGGTGTCTAAATAATGAGACGTCGCGTTGTGTACCGTATAATGCCATGTTATCCTATAAAAATTACCATTGGAACTTCACCTAATATGCTTTGTTGACTTACTGCCTCTGCTTTATTTTCTAATAAAGTTTTACGAGAAGTTGTATCAAAATATGCTCTTAAACGCTCAATTAATGCTTGTTTTTCTGCAGTTGCAGCAGCAATTAAATCTCCTTGATTTAAAGTTACTTCAGCTCCAGGGATTGGAATGGTTGAATATTTACCTCTAACATATCCTAAAATTTCTTTAACAATTGCTAAAGCATATTCAAATATCCATTGACGACCAATTGAATTTATCGCAGTATAAGTTGGGTTATCGTATGGAACATTAGAGGCGTTGGTAATCACATCTTGGCCTTGAGTATCCACGTAAGGATTGTTACGCTCAGTTAATAAAATATATTCAAAATGTAACTCATGAATTCCTCCTCCTTTTGGAATTGGAAATATTCGTAACATATTGTTAACAAGTTCAAAAGTGTATTGTGACTTTCTAATTTGATCGTTTAATTCTATAGCTTGGATTTTTTGCAAATCATAATTTATAGGCATTAACATAAAGTTAATTGCTGGTGAATATGAACCCCAACCAAATGAATCCATCATTTGCATCATACCGGTTCCGGTACCTGCATAAGGATCAAAATATCTTGTAATTGCGGGAGGTGCTTCATAAAATACACGTTTAATTTCAATACCACCTGAAATGCTTTGGGATAAGGCCCATGACTTCATGTCATAATTTTGTACTCCTGAGATGAGTGAAATAGAGCCTGTATGCCAACTTACTGTACCTCCAACTCCGGCTTCTGTACCATATTGGTTTGATAACAATATCACATTAGCTAAGTTTTCTTGAACTAATTGGTTATTTCCCGGGGCAATAGTTGTAGGTGCTCCTTGAAAAGTAAGCAAGTTTTCAGCTACTTGGTAAGCATACAATTCGTTTCCGTAAGTTGTAATTGCTTCTTCAAAAGCAGCATAAAAATTTATGTCTTGTAATTCGATTTCAACTAAAGGATATCCCAATCTACGCGAAGCAAATACAGCAAATTTATCAGCATCTTGTTGGAATTGATAATCGTTATCGTAAAATCCGAAAGGTGTTTCTCCGGGGAAGAAACTACTTGAGCCAGGCCAAATTGGGATATTCATAATTTATATTTTGTTATAAATATGTTAAACCCTAATAACGTTTATAACTCAATTACTTTAGGTACATAATCAATTAATGGGATATTTTTTATCCATATAAACTGTTCAACAGTACAATATTCTATTTCCTCTACCGAAATAATCCAATTGTCATCGACATCCTGAATAGGATTAAAGTAAGAGTCTTCGGTGTATAATTGTCCTATCAATGAATCTTTTTGTTCTATTGTTAAAAGTCCTACTTGTATCATACTTGTCTGCCTAAAGTTGTATTAAATGTTTGTACTGCCGTATAAAAGTTGGATGCATCCGTATCTGTTAAACCATCCCCTACTGAAGCAAAAGCACATTGCGCCGTGCTGTATGTATCTGGTGTGCCATTGGCATTATTTCCTCCAAAGTAAATAGCTACAGTTGTTAAAGATGTAAATGCATTCGTTGATGATGCTTTCTTTACACCACCTGCCCATGCATTTGATAAATTACTCGCTGTTCTGTTTGCTATTAACATTGAAAGTGAAGTCGCTCCACTATATTGAAAGTAAAAACTTGGAGCAGTATAAATAGATATATAGTTAATAGTACCTCCAAATTGCCATAATGTTCTATTTGTTAATCCAGCATTGGCTGTTCCAAAACAATTTCCTACGGCTCCCGTTGTTCGTGAATAGTAGCTAATATGTGTAGAGTTTAAAGATAATTCGGTGGATGGTACAAGAAATGAATTAGCATAAGCATTAGTACCATTAGGTAAAGCTCCATTTGCTGAATGAGTCCATCCACCCACAAATGATAATCTAAATGCTGCATCAGTATCGGCAGGATTCTTAAGATTAAATTTATGAGTAGTTGCTGTGCCCCCAACCATTGGATAAATTGCTTTCATCTTGGTCCATAAACTATTAGCTTTTAACGATAATACAAGTGTATTTATAGCTGTTTTCTGGGTTGCATCAGTTATTCCTGCAGCAGTAATAAACGCTTGAGCATCCGGATCAAGAGAGGATTTGGGCATTATAGCTATTATACTACGATAACTCATGATTCTGTAGTTGCTCCTAATACATCAAATTTATCATCTGATAGGTTATAAAGACATCCTATATATGTTGTTTTATTTGCAGTTGTAGTAGTCGGTAATGTAACTCCTATAGCTCTAAATTTAGTGTCATAGCTAATAGATTGAGATACACCATTGTCTTTTATTCGAATCATTAAATCTTTACCTTGTGACCATGTACCTGTAGGGTTATTTATGGTTAATGCTTGAGATTGTGATGTTATTGCAAATAAATCTGTTCCTGAGGTTATAGTAACAGATGCAGAGCTTGTAATAGTTTGGGAGGTGATTGCTACAGTTAATGCATATGAAGCACTTAATGCTTGTGTTGCGTATGAAGATGTTATAGCAAATGATGATGTTCCTAAAAGTGAACCCGTCATACCACTATTTACATTTAGTGATCCTGATAGGATAGTTGAACCTGATACTAGTAAAGATCCAGTAATAATATTAGTTCCAATTATTGTTTTAGATCCAGAAATAAATACTGAACCTGTAATAGTTTTAGTACCTATTAAATTATTTGATCCAGTTATCGTAAGTGATCCGGATATTATTTCAATCCCTATAAAAGTATTTGAACTAGTTGTTGCAAAAGAACTGGATTTTGCTGTAAATATTGGGTCTGTTTCTTTATAATAAGAGGATGTTTGGGCTAATGTTACAAAACTTGCAGTCTGTGATACAATAGCATAACTTGATGTTGTAGAAAATGATGAACTTACTGCTTGTAAGATATATGAAGCGGTTTGTGCAAAGCTTGAACTAACAGCATTTAAAACGTAAGATGCGGTTTGTGCTGTTATAACATATGATGATGTTGATGCAAAGCTTGAACTTACTGCTTGTAAAACATAAGATGATGTTAATGCGTATGAAGCACTTAGCGATTGACTTGCATAAGATGCAGTTCCAGTTAATCTTCCTACTAAAGACCCAGTAAATGATCCAGTTGCATTTAGAGTTATACCATCCCATGTTAGATTAGTTACTCCTCCAAATACATTATTATTGTTATATTGTATTTGTGTGTTTAAACCTCCTGGGGTTGTTGAGCCCCCACCCCCACCATTTAATGCATACGAAGCTGTTAATGCGTAGGATGCACTTATAGCATTTGAAATACTTCCACTAAAATATGAAGCTGTTAAAGCTAATGAAGCGGTTCCATTTAAAGTACCTGTAAAAGATCCAGTAAAAGATCCTGTATTGTAAGATCCTGTAAAAGCATTAAATGAAGATGTAGTTACAAATGAACCTGTAGAAAAAGTTGTACCTGCAGGTCCTTGAGGACCAAGGGTAGCTACAGTAACTACACTAGTAATAGGTTGAGTTACATTAGTAGTAATTCCTGTATTATTGTTAGTTATAGTGAGTTTACCATTTTGATCTTGTATGGTAATATCATTATTATTTTGATTTATATTAATTGAACTAGCCATTTAGAAACTACCCGAAGTTATATTTTGTGATAATTGTACTTGTCCTTCTAATAGTCTTGTTACTACAGCGTAATTGCCACTACCCGATGAAATTTCTAAATCATATACACCTTGGGTAAAATTCAATTGCGATGAAGAAAACGCTGAAATGTATACTCCACTGGTACCCGATGTAGGTGGGTTAATCCCGTTAGAACCGCTCAAATTTAAGCCGGTTCCATATATGTCCAAACTAGAGGATAACGTGATATAAACTTGGTTTGACCCCACACTAGGTCTAATTTGCATTCTAGCTTGATAACCTGTTAAATTTACAGGATTACCATTAGAGTCGGTATAGGCTACTTGAAAATTAACAGTAGCACCTTGTTCAATTACAAAAGAATATCTTCCAGCAGCCATTATTTTTATTATAAATATTGAAAGAAGATTTTACCTGTAGTTTATCCTCTAATGTCTTTGTATACTTCTAGGATATAATCAACTATTGCATGTCGGTGGTTTTTCATTAAGGTAACCACTTCAAATCCAGGTACATCTTTCATATGTTTACACACAACATCAAATCCCGATTGTTTACGGTCTTTTAAGTCAATTTGGGCTCCATCACCACAGAATATCATTTTACCTCCATTACAAATACGAGTCAATAATAATTCAGTTTGGTTATCTGTTAAGTTTTGAGCTTCATCAACTACAACTAAACAGTTTGTAAAATTTCGCCCTCGCATAAATGATACAGGAACGATTTCAATTTCACCATCTATTATACATTTCTCAATTTTTTCCTTAGCGTATAAACGATGCATGTTTTCGTATACGGGAGCTGTGAATGGAGCTAATTTTGAATTGACATCACCCGGTAAAAATCCAATATCTTCACCAGCTACTACTGTTGGTCGAGTAATGATTATTTTTTCAATTTCTCTACTAAATAATAAATCAAGAGCAACATTTGCTGCTAACAAAGATTTACCTGATCCTGCTTTACCTTTCAATATTGTAACAGTATTGTTAAGGATTTTTTCTTTAGCTAGTTTTTGTTCTTCGTTCAATTGAACATTGAACTTAATTGGGCCCTTAGGTTTTCTTTTTGATTTAAAAACTTCTTGAGCTTCAGGACTTCTATTAAAATCAGACATAAACTTTGTTTTATTATACATATACAAAAAAAGCCTGGCTTTCGCCAGGCTCTTTATTTTAAGAAAGTTATTCTTAGATTACGTTAAGATCATTGATAAAGATACGACCGAAGAATTCCGGACGGATCATTTTCTTAGCGTAACGAGTTAACAACCCTTTACGTGGAGTAAACGTTGTTGGATCGTACACAAGTGGAGTCATGATCAATGGAACGTATGGAGCAAATACCGCACCAGTTTCAAGGAATTGAGCTCCTCTATAACCCATCA